TCATTTAATGCCACAAACGTTTCCATTTTTGCCGTCTGCTTTAACTAGCGCAGCAAAGCAAGGGAACAAACTTATTTGCCTTGCTGTTTGTTCATCGCTGACATCATTTGATTGATTTTCTTTTGGGATGGTTTCATTCCCATTTGCATCATCATCATTAAAAAACCTTGATATATCAACGATTTTCCAACTATTCAACTTCGCCTATTCTGTTAAGAAAAATATACCATATTCCAAAAAAACTGTCCACTATTATGTAGAATTTTTTTAAAAAGGGAGGTTTATCTTTCTCTATATAAATAGGAAGAGATTCGTCATTAATTATAAAACCCTCTCCGCAGTTAAAACAATTAATCCCCTATTCGTATAATCTTGATTCAGCACCTTATAATTCCCCTCGAATGTAAAAGTATTATTCACTTTTAGTTTATCTCTATTTGTCTCATTATCTTGTACAGTAACCAATATTTGATTATTTGCTACTTTTAATTGATTACCTTCGATAGTAAATGATTGCTGATCTATAATAGAAGGAACTAAAATTGGTTCTCCCTCTACATCTATCCATTGTGGATCTCCCATGTCATCATAAACAACATTTCCGTTTTCATCACGATATAATTGTTTAGTAATTACTTTAATAGAAATAATAAAATTACAATGTGTCATAATCGCTTTATACTTTCCGTATCGTTTCATGGCTGTATCACTTGTAATCAAATAATTTTCATTATCTGCTGTGATTAAATCCCCCATTTTAATAGGGCTGATTGTATGTACATGCTTCTTTTCATGTTCAGCAAGGGTAGTATTCGTGATAATGGCTTGTGTGGCTACATTATTAATAGAAATACTTTGTCCTGCTGATTCAAAAAGAAACTCTAAATCTTCTATATTAGGACTAAACAAAACGTTACCTCCTTTCTATTCACTAAATAACATAAAGAAACTTGATTCATTCTGTAACTGTTCATCCGTTTTAAGTGTTCTAATTTTACGCTCCAATTGGTCTATGCGTGCCATTAAGTTGTCGTGAAAGTCCGATACTGTCATATCATCTAATTTATAGGACTTCATACCACCAGGATTATTAGCAATGGATTCTAGGATAGATAAGGCAGAAGAATAAATATTTTTCTTACTAGTGGCTGATTGTGGGGAATATTCATCAAATGGCTGCAAGTTGTTTTCTTGTAGATAGATGATTAATTCCTCTTGTGACAAGTTGATACCTTTTGTTTCTAATTGTAGACGTTGTAAGTTGTTCATTTAATCATTCCTTTCTGTAAAATAAAAAAACTACCCCATAAAAATTAGGGTAGGGAATTAACTATAAATTTATTTAAACTATATATGTTTGATTCTTACCATGTTACCTTAACTTTTATTAGCCATGAAACTCTCCTGTTTTTACATTTACTACCACTACATATACTTCTTTCCCGTCAACCTTTGTATATACTTCATACATTCCTTCTTGCTTATCATTGATTTGGTATTTTTTGTAGATGATATTATCTTTTGAATCTATATATCCAAGATCAATCATTTTATTTTCAAATGTTTCTTTTAGACCTGTTGCCCATTCATAAGGATCAATTGTATTTTTTTTACTCTGTTGAGCATCTTTAGTATCTTTAGTTTGAGTGTCCTCTTTATCATTTTGAGTATTCTGTTTTGGATTATCTTTTGTTTCAGTATTTGTCGCTTGTGTATTTTCTCCATACTTAGTTAGTGTTGTTCCATCACTGAATATAATAGTATCCATATCGAATTCAAATTGAATCTTAGTAAACTCCATATCCCGCAATTTAATATCTTCATTCATAAATTGATTAACTTCTATTGCACCTTGCCAGTTAGTTTTATTATTAGCACCGATTATTTTATCATAACTAACATTTACTTTTTTGATATTGTCACCAAATAAATCATTGAAAATTGCTACACCTTTAAAACCTTTCATATCTTTGTTTGTAGTATTTTCAAATGTAAAATCAAAATTAATTATATCACTAAATTGCCATCTATCTTTATTTTTTGGTATCACTGATTTTCCATCTAAAGTTATTTGAATAGAATTTTTTAATTCTTGTTCTTTTTTTTCTTTTTGTCGTTGCAACTCTTTCTTTCTTTCTTCTTCTTCTTTGCGTACTTTTTCTAAACGGACTTGTTCATCTGCGATTATTTTTGATACTTCCTTCCCTTCTAAATCAACATCATTATCTTTCGCATACGTGACTGCTGATTGAAAGAAATCCTTTTCTTCTTTTGTAAGTTCATCGGTTTTACTAACTATGTCTTTTGTTTCCGAATTATATAAAGTTTCTTTAACATTTGAACAAGCAGACAACAACATTATAATCAAAAAAAATACTCCAATAAATATTTTTCTATTCAAAACTACTCCCCCTTTTATAGTAAATATTACCATATAAATAGGGATAATCGAGTAATATTTATCTGAATTTTCCTATATTTTTTCTTGGGTGTGTAAAATAGATAGTTAGCGACTTCATTTTCTCAATTAGGGGTATCCATTATCAATAGAATCAGTTGTATATTCATGCATAATAATTAATCATAATTGGAAATTAATGTATTTATTGCTTCCTATAGCGTACATTATGTAAACTAGGAAATTATGGGAATATTGATAAATCAACGTTTCTAAGCACTCCAAAAAGTACGATAGAATAACCATTCCATCGTTATTATGGAAATAATATACAATTCCACTCCAAAACGCTTATTTGTAGCCATTTATGACTGTATAATCAATAGACAAGCAGTAGTTTTAGTTTCTTATTATTTCCCTAATGACATACAAAATAATGCATAAAATACTGCATAAGGATTATTCGATATATTATAGAAATGCAAGTGTCAAGTAGATTAACTTTACAAAAAAATAAAATTTTCGTTCCATTTTAGAACCCTATATATATTATATACCCCCCCACCGTATAACATGTAAGCGCAGGGCAATATATACTCATAAAGTCCAATCCCTTGACACTACTACATTCCTATTATATTGCTACCTCTTCATTCTCTTCCTTATCCTTATCATTAGTTCCCACACTATTTCCTTCTTTAACTATTCGATTCAACTCAAACTGTACATCAGTAGTATACGGACTGTCCTCTAATATTCCTTCTAAACTAATTGCTCCCATCTCACGTAACGCTTTAAGATTCTCAATAATCTCCTTATCATTACTTGGTGTAGCATATTGGAATACTATATCTAATGTCTCATATTCATCCTCAGTGTACTGTTTACCTAGATATCCTAACAATACTCTGATCTTCTCAAAGCGTTGTTCGATACTATCACGCATAAACTGTTCATTCATTCCTGCTTTAATATTCGCCAATTGAAATAGCAACTTGATACTAACCTCACTAAGATTACTTATATCTGTCTTATTCAAACTAACAGCAGGTGTCTGTGATACATCTAGTAATGACTGTAGCAATGTCTTATAGATAGTTTCAAAGGAATGATAATCTAATTGATTCCCCACCAATTTAAACTCTGCACCATCGTCTAAGTTTATCCCTCCACCGATTACATCACTAGGAAGCCCCTCACCCTTCAATTGTTGTCCGATGGCTACTGGAATAGGATTCATAAACTTATAGAAACTATCTGTATATTTACTGATTAAATCCTCCATAGAATCAAGGATACTTATCCAATCATCTAATTCGCTTCTGCCTTCTGTATCACTCAATTCATTCTCATTATGATATACAATTGGCAATCCACTAAGATTTACATATCTATCTGTTAATTGGATAGACTCTCCACCCTTGTTATTATACTTTTCTACAATATCTTTTTTGAACACTGTATAGTAACTAATACCATCGTTGATATAGGCTTCAATGAAGGCAATAAGATTATTTTCTTCATCATAAACTGGATAGCCTTCTCCTGCATCAATTAATTTACTTTTGATAACTCCATTTTCTATATACACATATTCTGCAACTTGTCCATATTTAAGCACTTTATCTAATATTTTCACGTTTAAACGGTCATATTTCGCCTTTTTATTGACTTTTTGGTACTCTTTTACAATATTTTCATCACCAGTCAACGTTAATGGATTCTGTAACAAGTATGCCTTTTGGAAATTTAATAAAGTTTTAGCATATTGCAATACAATTTTACGTGGAGTAAACTCTTTTCCATTGTATTTATACGACTGCCTATGTAATATTTTATGATTACCATTTAGATAATATTTCTTTTCTAATATATCATTTACTCGTTGTTGATTGTCGATATTTTCCACTTCTTCAACGAACCAATTAACATCGTTATCATACTTTTCACTGATATACTTTTCTAATTTATCCATTTTCTTTCCCCTTTCTGTATATATGACAGGTTCACGATGAACCAGACCTCATGTAAGGATTGTTTTACCTCAGATATTAAATGTCTACATAATATTTACTTTGTTTCATTGCCTGACAAGCCATTGCATTAGCAATTACCAAGTCATCATGTAAATTAGCACCCTTTTTATTGCCCATTTTTCCTTTAATTTCTTGGAATATTTTCATCTCTTCTAATGTCTGAACACATTCTATGTTAATCATGCCTAGTTCAAAGTTTTCCTTGAAATCATTGATTAAAATAGGCTTAGTTGTGGTAGTAGTCATAAATCCTAGTTGCAATTTCTTTTTCCCCTTTTGATCGAACACTTTTTGTTTCAATAGGTTCATATATCCATATTCTTTCCGCAACTTCTCCAACAATGGCAATCCGTAACTATTGCGTTCTACACAAATATAGGCATAATTAAAAAACCTGCCTAAACTGTTCACTATTTTAGCAAACTCATAAACTGGTACATCATTTGCATAGAAGGAAGCCATTTGCTGTCCTTCTGCATTGTATATACTTATTGTAGAGTTATCATTATCGCCACCTGTACCAGACGCAACGTCTACCCCACCATAATGTTTTATCCCCTTTTTAGGTAGATGATATAGGAATAAACTTTTGTTTAAATATGGCTTCAAGGTGTCGGGTAAATCTCCCATGACCTCATTATTTTTTAATGGACTCATTACATGCTGCAAACGCTCAATAATAATTTTCGTATCAAATACAGACATATTACTTTCTGCAAATGCTTCATCAGGTGTTGTTGGAAATTCCCTGTGAAACTTATCAATACTATTTGTTTCTATGTAATATCTCCTAAACATCAATTGTCTAAAACTAGCACCATGCTTTTCTCTTAGTTCTATTTCATCATGTTCAAGGTCTTTAGAAGCCATTCTAGCCCCTTTATTATGTACCTTGAACCATTCTTCGGCTTCGTCAAAACTATGCTTAAATTGGCTACTATAAGCCTTTGCAAGCCAACTATAAAAGTGTGCTTTCCATACAGATTCTTTACCTCTAAATGCCTTTATGAACATTTCTTGATATGTATTGTAGCCCATTGCAGTTGATTCAATAATAATCTTACTCTTGGGGTTTTTAGCCAAAGCAGGAATACTTGTTGCTATGATTTCCTCTTGTGCTTCATTAGGATACTTTGCCATCTCTGATAAATGGATTAGTTCAAATGTGTTACCAGAAATAGAATCCTCACCGCCAGCAGTACCTACAACTATACGACTACCATTACTCATATACATTTCATCCCTATTGCTTATTTCTAATGTAGGAAATAGGTTAGGATACTTGTCATGGGGAAGGGAATTGTACATCTTTTTCAACTTACGCAATAAGGACTGTGTAACCTTATTATGATGAGTCATGATGATATATGAAGTATCTGATTTAGTCATAGCAGAATACAACATGTAAGCCAATGACCAAGTTGTAAAGCCAATCTGACGACCTTTTAGGATGATGTTATACTTAGTCATTTCATTGGTAAATTGCTCTTGTTCAGCGTTTAGTATAAAAGGAACACTATCACCATTGTTATCAATTATCTTGATAAAATTCTTAGCAAATAGGCGAAAATCACCTAATACTTTCTGTATTGCTTTACTATGTTTAGTTTTTTTGATTATCATTTTCTCACCTCCGAACATAAAAAAAGAGAGAGTACTGAAAAGTACCCCCTCTGTCGTGTTTTGCGACACCCTTTATTTCAACCGCCAACTTTGGCGACAATGAAACATGACCTCGTGAAATACGACCTCATCAATCCAACAATAAGCCATCTTCTTCCTGTTCATCCTCATGTACAGGTTCAAATGTTTTGGCTGCAAGTTTAGCATTTGATTGTATTTCCTTATGTAAAGTCAAAAAGAGACGAATAGATTTCTCGTCCCCTTCCTTTGCTTTATTCGTTACAATTTGATATATTTCCTCAAAATCATTGGCTATTTTACTGTCCAATAATAACATTAACAATTGCTTGTATTCGGTTGTTTTTTCCCATTTGATAAAGCCATCTAATGTCTTTCTGTTTACTTCACGACAAAAGTCCTCTTCCGATTTTTTCGGAATATCTCGTCTAAATCTAATATCATGCTTCCATGAAAAGTATAGTTTCTTTTCATTTGGTAACTGATCTAATGCATCAAATATATTCATTACTCATCACCATTCTTTCCCTCAAGAAACTTTGACATATCTTGTAGTATCTCAGTCATACGGTTACTATTTTCAATTAGTTTTGAAAAGTTATCTTGAATATTATCAGCAGTACGGTTAAATTTATTAAACGCTTGGTCAAAACTTTTATTTAATTCGCTCATTAGTTGTTATCCTCCTTAGACTCATAGCGTTTCAGAAATTCATCATACAGTTTAGTAAAACGTTCATTGCTTTCTTTCATTTCTGATAGTATACTTTGTGCTTCCTTTAAATCCTCTTGAATTTCCTCAACTATTTGGCTAAAAGTTCTATTTTCCATTTCTACATTTCTCCTTCGATTAAATTTAATTTTGAATATAAAAAAGGAGGACAGTTTCCCATCCCCCTACAATTGCAAATTTCAAAAGGTTACTTTTCTGCCCTATACTTAATATAAGTTGTAAACTTTTGATTCCTCATTTAATATACTTATAATTTACTATTAATTTTAAAATTTAATTAACATTTTCAAAAGGTACGATATTCGCCCTATACTTAATATAGTTATACTTTTTACTTTTCATATTTAACTATTAGATAACTAGTATATATAATATGTAGGGCAAATAAGTAACCTTTTAAATAATCACATATAACATAATCTGACTAGGTTAATCACCTATATTATATGTAGGGCGAAAAACGTACCTTTTGGATTTAGCAACTAGAAGGGTAGCATATCAAGTGGGAATGATTCTGTTTCCCCTTCTTCTTCCTTCCGTTTATCCTCCAACATTTTGAAATAGTCTTTCGCTTCCATAACCTTTATTTTTTCATATGGAATAGGCTTATCTGAAAATACTATCCAATCATTTGCTATGTATGAATTTGCTTTCCTTTTACCTTTATCTAATGCTGTACAGAAAAACTCTTGATTATGTATACCTTCCACAAGTTTATATTGTCGTAATTGCGATAAGTAATCTTTCATCGTTCTGCTTGCCAGTCCTGTATTTTCTGCTAATGTCAGCATAGGACAATCATATTTACCCTTAAATTTTTGATTTTGCATCTTAATAAAGCTATATAAATAAAATCCTGTACAGCCGATATTTTCATTTGTCATACAATACATGAACACTTCAAATGGGATTAAATGAGTATTATCTACTTCAAAGAATGTTCCATTTTTATGACCTTCCTCATAATCTTCTTTTGTGCGATAAAATGCTTTAATTGGTTCTTTAATCACAAATCTATTAGTTATTTTGTTGAGATAATCTGGTGGTAATAGTTCTTTATCTTCGCTAAACATAGTAAATGATAACCCTTCAAAATTTTCATCTACAAAATGCCATATAATCGGAAAATCTCTTTCTGTTGAAGTATATTCCATTATATCAAGTAATCCATTTTTTTTAATTATGTAGTCAATTGTTTTAGCATTAGGATTGTACCCAAGTATTTTTTTAATATCTTTCACACTTTCAACTGTATCAAGATATTTGGCATATCTATACAGCCATGAGATTAAATAATAAAAGGAATAGGCAAATGCAATATGCGTACCATTTTTCATATTGTTTTGTAAGTCCTCAAATATTTCATTTGGCATAAACACTTTGCTTTCATTTTCATCATATTTTAAGTAGTTTGATAATTCTTCGTATTTCATAGATTAGTTTCCTCCGATTTTATGTATAAGATTAGTTATTTGCATATGATTATCTATTTTTGTATTCGTCTAATGCTGTTTGTAAGCGTTCGTCAATTTGATACAAACTGAAAATTTTTCCTGTTTTTACATCTCTTGCAACTGTGATAAATGGGATATACTTACTTGATAAAAACTCCGATACATTTTTGTTGTAGCAAAAAAAGAATGATTTTTTCATAATATTTTCCTCCTAGATTAATTATAGTCAATATTGGTCAAATAGTCAAAGATAGTCAAAGTCAAACATAGAAGGCGAATAATCACCCTCTATGCGTATAAGATACATAGTCCTTTCCAGTGTAAGCTAATGAGATAATATCCTTTTTATCTGGAAGTCTCTTGTCACCTACATTATGACCTTCTCTTACCAAACTTCCAATTTGTTTAAATTTTTTATCAGATAACCCTAAATCCCAATCTAAATATGGTTGTAATGCTTCTAAATCAATTCTTGTTTGTAGTAATCCATCATCATTTAGATATACTTTTTCCCCTAATCCGAAATAATTTTGTACTTTCTGAAAAAAGGACATATCTCTTTTATCCAATATGTCTACTAAACTGCCAAAACCAAGTAACTCTAACCAATCAGTATGTATTTGTTTAAAAAAAGAATTATTAGTGTAGTGTCCTTTATGGGCAGAATCAATAGCAAGTATGATTTCTTTTCCTGCTCGACTTTTTGGTAATGGAATATCATAGTAAGCCATAATTAGCATTAACGTTGAAAATGGATACTTTTTGTAATAGTTTTTTGTTGCACTGATATTATCTTTGTAAAAGTTAAGATTCATACAATTTTCATTATACTTTTCTCCTGGATATGCTCTGCTGACGTGATTATCAAAACATCTTACACCCTGTTTAGTAAATGCCATATCAACACCGATTATGCGTTCTGTTGTCTTATTTGCTCTGTATATGTCTTTAAAGTCATAGAAATAGTTCACTTTCCATAATCCATTTGTCATTTCTTCAAGCAAATTACAAGATAATAAGCTATCACTATCATCGCCCAATACTAAATCATTTTCTAAATGTATTTCCTTTGCCCATTCTGGACATAAATTTCTGTAATATTCGTTCATTTTGTAATAGCGAAAGTTGAAACTCTCCTACTACCTTCTCATGGCAAAACCCTCTGACAACATAACGTGTCGTATATGACTCTGAATGTACAAAAAATACACTCAGATTCCTCCTTTTAATCCTCGGTAAAATTTTATTAATTATTTTTTATCAATTAATATACCGTATCGAACTAAAAGAAGGAGTAGTCATAACGAATTGCGATAACTCTCACTTTTTCACCTCTACTTTCCTTTGATTTTTTATTTGATTAGTTTTTATCTATATATTCTCTGTATAGTTCAATCTTTTTTTGTACCATTCCACAATCACCAGTTTCATATCTACTTATGAGTGATTGCGAACAACCTATGTATTTTGCTATCTTCTGCATAGATATTTTCTTTTCTCTTCTTCTTAAAAAATATTCATCCTTAATATTCATCCTCTTTCTCCCTTTTGGAATAAATAAAAAAGGAATAGGCAATTTGCCTACCCCTTCAATATGTATGATTATGCTACTGTTACAACTGCTACTCCTTTTGGTGAACCTACTTTAAGAGTTGCTTCTGCAATAACTTGACCTTTTACATTGTCACCAGTTTTTGCTAATGGCTCAAAGTGTGGCTCACGTAAATAAGCAAGATCAACGTAAGAGTCATTGAATACTACCATTTTATCGGCTGGAACATGTTTAGATAGTACAAAGTGTACTGTTCCATAGTTTGTGTTAATGCTGTCCACTAATAGACCAAAATTAGTTGTAACGTGAGAGTATCCATAACGGTCTTTGTAGATAGCATCAATTTGCTCTTTAATATCAGCATTAACAAATGCATATACTGTTCCTTCTGCAAGGTCTTGATTCCATAATTTACGCATAACTTCTTTCACTGTATCTTCTGTAACCGCACCAGTAGCCGATACAGCATTTGTAGCGTCTGCAAATTCAATTAATCCGCTTAATTGACGTTTGTATGGAGTAGTAGAACCATCGGCTTTTAATCCATTGATGAATTTTTTCTCCATGTTGATTTTTAATTCTAATAAACGGTCATTTACTTCTTCAGCAAATTGAGTAGATTTCATCGCAACTGCAGTTCCAGAAATACTTGCACCTTTTTTAAAGATTTCTAAAATATTGCTTAATTCTGCTCTTGCTGTCTCATAGAAAACGATGTCATCAGAACCTTCAACTGCAGATAAATCTTCTGCATTATCAAGTGTTTTTGCTCTCCATGTGTAAACTGTAGATAATGCTTTCTCAATGTTACCTTTGCTCATTAATAATGATGTGAAAGGAGTTGCTTGTACTCCAATTAATGCAATCTCCTTTGCAAGTGAAATTTGTTCCATATTAGTAAAATTAGATGATTTAAACATATAATAAGTCTCCTCTAGTGTCGGTCACTACCCAATATTTTTTAGTTAAATAGTTTGTTAAATTTAGATGCAATCATGCCTTTTGTATCTTTTTTAGATTCGGCTGCACTATATTCTGATTGTTTGTTATGGTCATTAGGCACATAGCCCATTGATACTTTTAATTCATTTACAAAAGTATTAAGAGTTGTAATAACTCCTTTTAGTTCTTCCTCGTTAGAAACTTTCACGATTGAAGCAAAACTTTCTAGTCCATATTCTTTTAACGAAAGAGAAACTTCTTTATTCCAAAGTTCGGCTTGTTTAGCTACTAATGCTTTTTCTGCTTCGGATACTTCTTTTGGCTTATGTTGAAGTAAGTCATCCCTTTCAGCAACAATTGGATTTAATTCTTTCTCTGTCCAATCGTTTTTTGCTGTTTCTAATGCTTCGTTTAATTGCTCTTGTGTATATGTAATTTCTTCACTCATACTTTCACCTCCTTAAAATTAATTAAATTTGACATTAACCTTTCCCCTTGCAAGGATTGGCTTATCATTATGTAGCCCTCCAAACTCGAAAACAAAGTAATCCGAGATATCATCGGATATAATGTAGTCATAAAAAAAGACACCGATATTTTCTTTATCGCTGTCTGTGATTGGTATTTCTTGTATTTGATTGTTTTGTTTATCATAGATTGTGAGTTTAATATCACTAGGACTAACTAATTGCCCTGTAAAAGTTTTGAATTGGACTCTCAATCTAACTGTATCCCCCACAAATGCCAT